GTGGACTTTGTAAAGAATGCAAAGTACGCCGTGGAACTTCCGTTCGCACGGACCATGAATAAGAGATCTGGTTTCAAGAACCCAGATCCTCCACTTCCTCCATCCCCTGTCAAACCATTCTTCTCTGGTGCAGTTAAACGCTTTCTCAAAAGCCGAGTGCACACCGGAGGTGAACGAAATGTCAGGTTATTCTGGAGCATCAAGCAGGGCCTCAAGAGGGCCTGCGCTCCGGTTCCCGAGAGCTTTGTCTTAAGCTCCTATTCCTCCTACGCTGAAACCTTAAGCACTGCCCCCACCACAGACTATGTCGATTATAGTGAATACTACGACATGGTGTGGGAAGGCTGCGATCTGGTAAAGCCTAAAGTAGACCTCCTCCCCAGTAAGTCGTCAAGATATGCGACGAAGCGGAGTGAAGGCGGAGGACTAGCCGAAGTGTGTGAGCACACAAAGGTTATGGGATATTCAAATTACGGAGACCTGAGCAAGATTGAAGAGAGCACAAAAGGTGTGGTGGAATACCACGCCCCAACTATGCCAACTGTCACTGATTTCATCGAAGGAATCAGCGAAGAAGAAGACAGAGTCATGGTTCATGCAATCTCCGAGCCGCTCAAGGTGAGATTTATCACCAAAGGTCCCGGCTTAAGAGCTCATTTCGCAAAGTTCGCTCAGAAGGCCCTGCATTCACACCTTTTTCACAAGTGGAAGCAGATGGCACTTATAGGCGAGCCTCTTGATGAGACTCATCTGAAATGGATGGATAAGAAGACTGGAATTCTAGAGAAACAACACAACGTGAAACTACCCCTTTATGTGAGTGGTGACTACAAGTCAGCCACAGATGGGATAGACATCAGACAGACCAAGGACGCTTTTGAGTCCTGGCTGGAACGCCAACAAGTATTGGGCTACCTTTCAAGAAAGGCGGCTGATTGCTTGAGACGCGAGCTCTACGAGCAGGAGATCGATTTTCCAAACGATACTCCGTCGGAGAGGCAGAGGAATGGACAATTGATGGGATCAGTCCTGTCATTTCCAATCCTCTGTGTGATAAACTTAGTTGTGTATTGGGTTTCTCTTGAAGAATATCTCAATAATGAGGTCTCGCTTGGAGACCTCGCCGTCATCATCAATGGCGATGACATTGGCTTTCGTACCAACAACGAGTTGTACGAAATCTGGCAGAATAACTTACCCAAGTTTGGACTAAAGATGTCCGTTGGCAAGAATTATGTCCATAAGAATCTCTTTACCGTGAACTCACAATTGTGGTCACGAAGTAGGGGATCCTGGAGCAGAATTCCTTTTGCTAATGTTGGGTTGTTGACTGGTGTGACCAGTAAGACTGGACGGGGTGGTGCAAGACACTACCAGGCCAACACTCTCTGGAACGAAATGTATGAGGGCTTTCAAAACAAGAAACGCCTTTATCAACGATTCGTTCACTATCATAAGGAGAGTATTGAGTCCTTAACCGTAAAAGGTCGCTTCAACTTGTCGATTCCCACCGTATGTGGTGGTCTCGGCTGTCGGGGCGAGCTCGGTTATCACACTAAACAACAATTAAAGTTTGCCAGGCACTGCGTAACACAAGCCTTCCTCGGGAAGTTTGTGGGAGTGAAAGTCCAATGTAAGTCCGACGACGCCAAGGCGTCATCATATCTCCGCAATCATGGCACTACAGCGTTTACGCTGGTCCATGAGGAGAGGACTCATGCCTATTGCATAGACATTGACGGCGAAATGTGCAGATGTCCTTTGGACGAGTTAGAAGAATTCAG